TGTAATAAACGAGTTACTGCTAACTGTTTTGATCTATATTTTAATTTAGACCAGTCAGAAATTAATCTGCGGCATGCTAACAGTGATGTATTAGTTATACCTAATTGGTATTGTAATCTCAACAAGTAAGTTGTGTTAGGCTTGTTGCCTTTACTGATGTGCTGTAAGTACATGTGCAATCTTCTTTCGTCAAACTTGATAGTTTTCTTTTTAGCACCTTTGGGCATGTCGTCGAAACGTTTGTTAACAAAGTATGCCATTTGGTATATGTCTGTTGAGGTAACTCTGTTTGCCATAAACTTGCCATATGATGCTGATTTCTTAGCATAGGCTTTGCCAAACTTATAAGTTGACTTATCTTGTACAAACATTGTGTTGATTAGCACCATAACAAAAAGTAATTCTGTGATGTCGTCTTGGTTGTATGCTTTAAAGCCGTTTGTTGCTCTGTACAGTCTGCTTTCTTTTAGTTCTGGTAGTAGTTGTAAGTCCATTATGCTCCAGGTCTCCCTGAGCCAAAGTTTTTAGCACTAAAGTCTAATCTATCTACTAACTTAATTGCGTTGCCTATATGATCAACAGCAACAAAACCTTCTTCACCGGTTACTTCATAGTCGCCGTCTGCTGTTTGTACAAACGTATCAATCTGTTTTACGTTTGCTAGTTTATTAACAATCATTTCTTTTGCTCTGATAAGTTCTAAGTAAACTACATACGCACTAACTATTTCTTGCGTGTTGTCTTCTAAAAATTTAATACCATTAAGCATAAGTTGTGTTTTAGCAACTTTAGTTTTATCTGTTTTTACTGAGTCAATTGCTTTTTTCATAACAGTTTTGTAGTCGGTTATAAATGCTGTAGCAAATGCTTTTGGATCTTGCTCGAATCGTCCTTGGTCTCTTATAATTTTATTAACACTAGTCTTTATTCTTTCTCTTAAGTTTTGACCGAACTCGTTGTTCTTTAAAAACTCTAAATCACCAATGCTTGATAATTTACTATTTGCTGTTTCAATTGATGCTTTCAATGAAGCGGACTCATCTGCTGTCATTGTTACTTGACCTGAGTAGTCTTTGATTATAGCATCTCTATACCATACACCAGCATTGGCGCCATTGCCCAGTGCACTAGCATCATACCCAAACTTAGCACTCATATCTGCTAGTGTTGGACCACCTACATATTCTGTGTGGAATACAATACCTATATTTGCTGATAGAATCTCTTTTGCCAAGTTACTGTTTTTAGGAACAGCATATATAATAGTGTTTGGTTTAAACACAATAAACTCTTCGCCTTTGATAGTTGCTGTTTGAATATCGTCTTTGGTAAACAGCATGTCTCCTTGTACAACACCTGTGAAATTTAATTTTCGTAAATTTGTAAATGCTGATATTAGTTTTTTTCTAAGTCCTTCGGCACTTTGCGTTTCGCCTTTTACTAATTTGTCTGGATGATTTGATTTAATGTCTGCTAAACTTTTATTTAGTTTAGGACTTTTGTTGAACACACCTTTGGTACCAACAAAAAATTTACCATCAGCAGGATCAATACCAGCAAATATAGCCGGTGCTCCATCCCATTTGGTTGTTAGATTGAATTTTGTTTTAGAACTGCCTTTAAGCATTTCGTAAAAACTTACTAGATAATCTACTGCTTGTTTACCACCAGTAAGTCCGTTGTTAAATATTAAATCTTCTAAGTGTTCTAAATGTGTATTTTTATTTTCATCTAGTCTGTGGTAAATTGTACACTCTTTCAGATATGATTTAGTGAGATCTACTGCTCTCATAGTGTAGGCCTTTCTTTAGGCTTCTGTCTTTTTGCCCACGCATCTTTTATTTTGTTGCTAACGGCGTTGAAACCCGGTCGAATTCTTTTTTTGTATTGCCTTCCGGCACCTTTACCTAACTTCGAGGCACCTTTAATAAGTGGTACCGATACCTTATCTGTATTTGTATTGAACCCGGCATTCTTTTCTCTAGATAAAATATCATAAGCATCGCTAGTTGGGTCATTTGGGTCAACTAGATCAGAAAACTTTCCTTTTATTTTATCAACCATGCTCGGTGATCTATTTTCTGCATCTTTTGCGTTAACTATTGCTGTTGTTAGTTGTTTATCATCTACACGAACAAGACGTCCGTCCATATCTATTTGCCTGTGATATAACACTCCGCCAGTTATGTCTCTGTTATCTCTAATATCTTTCCAATTTTGAAAATTCCCTACAACAAACAGATGGCCTTTAATGGGTCTTCCGTTATAGTCTAGCTCAGCGGCATCGCTGTTCTTAAGATCTATTGATGTTACTTGGACTTTTCTTGTTTTGCCGACATAGTCTACTTTATTGATGACTTGTGGCATGTTGCTATTAATTTCAAATATCTTCATTTCTTGACTCTTTGACTATTTGAACGCCTTTAGCAAAACGTTCAGGCTTTCTGCCTTTGATAGCATTGACTAATCTACGTTGTAGATCTAGTGCTTGGGAGTCATCAAAATTTTCTTCGATAAGGTCTATTAGGTTAATCGCACTTTTAATTATGTGGTTACCACGTGTGGCTACTACATCCAGTTTGTTTCTTTGAGAGACAACTGAATTAAGTTCCTCTAATATCGATTTTTTTGTTATTGACATATTTAATTTCCTGCTATAAGCATATTTATCAAAGTTATTACTTTTTCTTCAGCAAGTCTCTGAGAGCCAGACCTTGCAGTTTAGTAGCGTCAATACTTTGCGTCTCTGGTTCGCTCTCTTCTGTCCTAATTGCGGACGATCTTTGTAGTCCAGCAACCAGGGTTGATGTCTGCATGGTGTCGTAACCCTCGTCCTCGTCATCTAAATCTTCAATACGCAATGTTTCAGGATTAAATTTTAAGTCCACTTTGCTACCAACACCACTACTAGAACGTGTTTTCATAAACTGTATCTGATATCTACCGCGTTCTCGCATAGCATTACTAGTAAAGATACCAATAACATTATCTGCTGTCTGGATCTTACTAATACCACCAGCAATATGACTGTGGTCGAATTCTATTTCTTCTACAGCACCCCTGTTTAACTGCGATGCCGTTACTAACAATATGTTAAGTTCAACTGCTAAATTACGCAATTCTTCAGACACATATTTGTCTTTAATAAACAAATCACTAGGCGATACCTTGCCACTTATTGGCATCATAAGATCTAAGTAGTCAACTAACAAACAATCTACTTTAATACCTGTCTGTATTTCGTATTCTCTTATAAATGACCTAAGATCATTAGAATTAATACCGTTTGACATCTGTTTAATACGGAATTTGCCTGCGCCTTTGCCCTTCATCATTACTTTTAAATGGACATCATCCATATTTTTCATAACATCTCTAGTTGCGTACTCACTAACCATAGCATCAACCCGCATACTAGTCAGTTGTTCGCTCAACTCTAACGTTAAATATACTGTGTTAAGACCTGCTTGACTCCAGTTAACTCCTAAATTCTGTAAGAATAAACTTTTACCAGCACCCGAACCTCCAGCAAATACTGTTAGTTCTCCTCTGTTTAGTCCACCAAACAGTTTTTGATCGAACTTTTTCCAGCCTGTGCTTATGCCACCTGCTTGATCTTTAATCCATTGTAATCGTTCTTTAGGGTTTTCGTAATATTCTATACCAAAATCACTAACTAAGCCAATAGCACTTGCTTCTTTAATTAAATTTTCAACACTACCATAGTCATGTTGCTCTAATAAGTCTGTACTATCTAATATTGCTTTTTCTAACGCCTTGTGTCTACAAAATGTTTCGAATTCATCCATAAACCAGTTCATATGACTTTCGTGTACATCTTCTACAGGTTTAAGTTTTAGTCCATTTACTGCTTCTAGTTGTTCTAATGTAGGAATACTCGCATACTTGCCAGCATGGTCTTTTAGAAATGCTACAGCATCTCTGTATTTCCTATTAAACATGTAAGGTTCAACAATACTGTTTACTCTTACAAATACATCCGCATCTGTTACTAAGAACCTTAAAAATAGTTCTTGTATATCTTCGCCGTAATCTTTTATTTCACTCATAACATTTTGCTCTGTACTTTTATCTTAACTTCATTTGATACTGCATGTTTAATTATGCTCGATAATGTTAACAGTCTACCATACTTGGTAACCGCATCGCCAACATCTTTACAATCAGGGTCCCAGGGCGGAAAACTTACTTCCCACCCTAGTTCAGCGGCCTGCTTTATCAAATCTTTGCCTGGAGTATCTCTATCAGGACAAAGAATTACACGTTTATTTAACGAATTTATCTGCTGTACTTGTCTTTCGTTCATTGTGTTACCTAGCGGACTAATGCCATCAATCAATATAGCATCAAGTACACCCTCAGTAACTACTACTATGTCTCTATCTGAATACACATATTTGTCTATGTTAAACACATAGCCTGCTTGACTGTTGTTAATATACTTTGGTGTTTCTTTTGAAGGCGGATTAATGTGTCTACCTGTAAAACCAACCATCTCTTGATTATAGTAATATGGTATAATCAATCTGTTTTTCATCATTAAGTTGTCACACACAAAAAAGTTGTATTGTGTTTTTAGTAAACCTCTGCTGTATGCGTATTCTAATATGTTGTTGTGTATCTTATTATACGGTAATGTCGGTATATCATTTAAACTAATAGCATTAGGCAGTTCAACTGGTTTAAATTTTTCATAGTTGACTACTATGTCATCAGTTTCGTCGCCAAACTCTTCAATCTTCATGAGCTCTAGTACTAATCTTTTTACACTTTCGTTTGTAGCACCTAATTTTACTACAAGATCTCTGTACTTTTTGCCTATTTTCTTACTTGGAGACCAACCTGTAGAAAACCCACAGTTAAAACAGTTAAATGCTATCTTAGGTCCAGTAGCAATAACACCTGCTCTATTCCTTCTGTCATTACACATAGGGCAACTGAATGTAACCCAACCAGCAGGCGTTCTTTTATGTTTCTGCGGTATATGAGATGTTAGTAATTCATGTACCTGTTGTATTGCGTCAGAGTGATCCATTGATTATATTATACATTATAGTGTATAGTTTGTCAAGTCAAATTGTATGTGTTTTAAGTCTTCTTGGTATTTTAGTAATATTCTATCTACTATTTGGGGGTTACTGAATATAGTAGCATCATCTTGGTTGTCATGTACCATGGCATACGAATTATCATACTCTTCTACTATATTAAATTTGTCTTTTAAAAATTCATTCACATTGTCAAGGTGTATATGTTGTACTTTATTGTTAAGGTCACCGTAATCAGTGTACCAAGACGGAATTTCATCAAATAAGTTGCTGTTAACATAGTCCTCAAACGAGCAATCTTCGAATGTTTTGGCTCCTGTTTCAACAAACCACCTATGTATACTGCGTTCTCTAATAAACGGGTTTCTTACAAACATGAAAATTTCTACATCTACTGAGTCGTCCCACTCAAATCTATGGTGTGGTCCTTTAGTAGGGAGTAGGTTGTGGTCGTATAGTTTTTCAGCAATCCATCGAGTACCGCATCTAGCCGGGAATACTAACGCATGTTTGCCATCGTTTAAAATGTGCATACATGTATTTAATTTCTGAGTAGAATTTTAGTGAAGGTTCCTGAATTAGCCGCACTTGGTGAATATTTAAATCTCAAGTAATTAAAGTTACCTGTAAAAGTATAATATATCGGACCAGTTGCGTTTACTAATGGTACATTAGATAAGTTGTTGAGTATGGAAATAGGTGCCCAATTACTGTCGTCACTTGATGGTGCTTCGAGTCCTAGGCTTCCTTCTATAAACACATTACCAGTAAAGCCACTTGCGTATAAACCTACAGTATGATTTGCGTTATTAAAGTTATATGTTTTATTACCAGCAAAGTTACCACTTAGAAATACGTTTGCTGGATCGCCACCGTTGGTATCTTTTGTTTGGTTCCACACAGTAGCAATCTGTGTTGATACTGGTTGAGGATTAGCATCTTCTTTTATAATTAATGTACATAGTACTCCGCCGTTGTAATCTGAAAATACAGGTGTTGTAGTACCGTCTTCTTCTAAAAATTTAAAAGATATTTTATATTGGCCTGGACTTAGACTACTAAGATCTGATTCTGCTAGTATTAGTTCTGCTTGACCTTTTTCTAAACTTGGTGTAGCATACTTTGTTAGCACTCTTTCGTTGCTAGAATACTTTATTATGTCTGCTTTAATCTCTGTTGTAAACACATTTTGTAGTTTTCTATCTTGGTCACGCAGACTAATAAAAAACTTATTGTCCATTCCTTTATGTGCTGTAAATTCTCTTTTGTTCATAGTTTTATTATCCAGAAAAAGGTTTTCTTGCTTTTTTACAAGGTCTATTTGGTTTATTCTGTAAGAATATAGTGTTACATTGCTCATACATGCTCATTCCTTCCATTATATTTATCATTTTCTTTATAAATAAAAGTCATGCAGGACCAAAAAGAAATAGAAGAGAAGTTTCCGTTTTTCACAATGATTACATCAGGTGGAAAGGAATACTTTGGCATAGTACAGAATCAAGATAATACTGTAACTTCTTTCTACGATTACGATAAATTAGGCTCACCAGAAGAGAAAAAAGACTTTGTTTCATTAGCAGAAACATGGTGGTGGGAATCGAACAGACAAATACCAATTGATATATTTTTATTTCAAGAGATGCAATCATTTAGACGTTGCTTACGAACGTTTAATAATAAAGATGTTGAGGTATTGTTTGGACCAGTTACTAGTATTCAAAAAATCGTTAAGAAAAGAATTAAGAGACGAACAATACAGTTAGTTAGGAAAGATCGATAACAATCTTGTTTAGTTGTACAATTATAGCCATCGCGTAACTATACGCATGTGACTTCTTAAAGAAGTACGAATTGCTATCAGGAGATATCCATACCTGCGACTCAATCTCTGTCCAACTTCTTCCAACCAAATGTCTTTTACCAGGCCTAATCATAGCAAGTATCATTGCTAATTGATCTATGTTTGTAGGAAGATGCTGTGATACAATATCATTATGATTATTAATATGAAATAACTGTTCTACAATTTCCTTGTGACCAAAGAGGTTCCACATTGGTTCCATGGTACAAAGGTTATCTAGTTCGCTTTCAGAGTCAATGCCCTTGTACACACTATTATTTAGAACGTCAAGTTTAAAGTAGCCTAAGTCTCCTGCTTCTTTATGATCAATGTTAGACAAGCCTGTAAGAGGATCATGGGGTATAGGCTGTATATAAACGCCTGTGTTGTGTTTTTCCATACCACCTGGACGTTTGATACTACCGCCAATATGTTTAAGCACAGATAACAGGTTATCTCTATTAGCCATATCGATATCTACATCAAAATCAATCTTCATTAAACAACGAACTCCACTTCTTTAACTTTTCTCTTTTAACTGCCATACGTTCTATAATTTGTGTTTCATTAACAAGTCCTGCTTCTTTAATTATCTCAACCATACATAGCACGTCACCGATTTCTTGTTGTAAATTTAAAATGTCATCCGGACACTTGTCATCTTCAAAACGAATTATCTTGCTACATGCCTGTATAAGTTCACCACATTCTTCCATTGTGATTGTAAGCATTTCTTGTTGTTTTTTCATTATTCAAAAATACCGTAAATATCGCCTTCGCTTAATATTAAAAATGTTTCGCCATCGATCTTTACTTCGTTGCCACCAAACTTGCCATATATTACTGTATCGCCTACACTAATTGACATTGGTAAAATATCTCCGCTCTCTAGCATTCTGCCCGTGCCTACTGCTACTACTTCACCTTGCGATGGTTTTTCTTGTGCGGCACTTGTTAAAATAATTCCGCCTGATGAAGTTGCTTCTTCTTCAGTTTGTCTTACTACCACTCTGTCGTGTAATGGTTTTAATTTCATGTGTTTTCTCCTTTTAATTTGTTTCTGATTTTTATTGCCATGAATTTCTTGTACATGGGATTCGATTTATCCAGTCGGTTAACTGCTTCTACTAATGCTAACATGTCGCCAAGTTTATCTTCACTAAGAATATGATTGCCAACTTGTATTGTGCTAGTAGTGGTAACAGGTGTATTAAAGGCTGTAAGTCCTTGGTTACCTGTACCTGTAATAGTATATGTAGATCCGGATGTTATTGGATATGTGCTAGTAGATCCAGTAGTTATAGTTGATGGATTAGTAGTAATTACTATAGGAGTCGCAATGCTCATATTTCTTTTCCTTTAAATTCTTCTGCTAACGGAAATACTTTGGAAATAACATCTGCTACAGCATGTGCTAATTCCATATGCTCTAATTGGGTTCCGTTTGCTCCGCGTAACTCGATATAATGTATCCAACTACGCAACGTACCGTTAACGTACAGCCTGCTTAACGTGTTTCCTTCCGGAAGTACTACTCTGGCCTGCTCTTTGGCAATACCTTTGCTTAGAGCGTAATTGTATGCGTCTAAGGCCGTGTCTATGACCTTCTGTTGCATGTCTGCCCAAGCATGTTGTAATAATCCGTTATCTGTAGGAATACTATTTTGCCTGTTCTTTGGATCTTGTAGTCTTGCTTCACGTATTTCAAATGCTAAGTCCGTTGTAGGATCAGCATAACGTTGACTAAACTCTTGGAAACTAAAACTTCTATGACGTAACAGTTGTCGTGCTATGTCTCTGGTTGTTTCAATTTCCATACAAACACTTACCATCTCTAATGGAGACCAATGTTTGTGCTTCATAAGATACTTTACAAGTTTCTCATTTGTTTCTTTGTTTGTTTGATTGCTAGGGTTACTTACTCTAGCACAATAGGCAATTAAATCCAAAGCAGAATGCTTGTGGAGTGCGTCTTCCATTGGTGCTTGACTGTAACTGATAATTTTTGTTTTCATAAATTTGATGCCTCGACTATGTCTTGTACTAGGGTTACTTCTTCCGTGTTTTTTAAAAATATGCGTCTCCAAAATACTGGATCTGCTATATCTTTAATTAAATTTATTTGCTCGTCATTGAGATTGCTCCACAAGTCTTGTCCACTTTCACTTAAAAATATAAACCATGGCGAAATTTTGCCACCTCTTATATGATGTATTGCTAGTTGCGGAGACACTTCTCTAAAATAGTTATTCCAACTGTGGTCTTTTTCTTGTGCCCAACTCTCCATACATTTAATACTGCGTTCAATTCCTCGTTGTGCTGGTTCTTTTTTAATTAAATCTTTTAAGTAAAAATCGTATACAGCATCTTTTGTCCAATCTGATAATTTTACACTTTCTCTAATCAAGTGCTCTGCGTATTTCTCTGGCTCTAATAATTCTTCATTGACCATCTTTCTGCCAAACTTTACAAAACCAGCATAATACTTACTTGTAGCAAAATCTTCATATGTTTTTACTTTGGCTTGTTGCATATTAATTTCGTAAAACTTTTGATATGTTCTAAATGCTAATCTTACATGCGTTAAGTCTTGATCAACAAACCGCCTCTTCTGGGAACACATATGAACATTAATAGTTCTTTCAGTTGTAAATTCTCTTTTACAATACTTACAGTTGAAACTCACTTAAATGCCTCGTCTAGTGTTTTATCATCAACACCACTTTCCATTGCTATTTGTTTAATATCATCTGGCGTATTCATTTTTAAAAATAATCTAACTTCGTCATGTTTTAAAAGTGGAAATAGTTCTCTTACAAGTTCTTCAATTTTATCTTTCTTTCTTTTTGCCTTTGGAACCTTTACAAAAGGGTGAAACTGTGTTTTGCCTACGCCTGCTAAACACATAAGTTTCCACTGGAGTTCTGGATGTTTACTAACATCGCTCCAATTGGTATTCATAAACTCATTAACCATTACAAGATAATGTCCGGCAAACTTACCTTGTACACTACTAGCATATCGCTGAGTCATCCACAAGTTCATACTCTTGCGTTGCTCGTCGGAAAGATTAATATAGTAATTGTAGTCTTTACGATCTACTGCCGCCATGATATCTTTAATTTGTAGTAATGGTGGCTTTTTAGCCATTAGTTATTCCCCTTCAAATTCAATTAACGTACCTGCGTTATATCCTTGTTCGACTATTTTAGCAAATCCGCCCAAGTCTGTCAAGTCAATTAACGCCAATACTGTGATATTTTCTTTTGGAACATTAAAATTGCTATGTATCATATCGGCGCAGGCTATTGCTGTACCGCCTGTAGCAATTAAATCATCAATAATTATAACATTATCTGTATCTTGGATAGATGTGTCGCAATGTATATGTAATGTAGCACTACCATATTCTAAGTCATAACTTTGACTGTATGTTTGCCCGGGCAATTTGCCTGGCTTCCGTGCCATGATAAAAGGAAGATCTAAGTCTCTGGCAACAGGTGCCCCAAAAACAAAACCTCTACTTTCAATCCCAACTATTACATTTGCTTTCATGGCCATACTAGTTAAATCCACTAATGCTTTATTGAATGCTAATGGGTTTTCTAGTAGGCTCGATATATCTCTAAACTGAATTCCTGCTTTTGGAAAGTCTGGTATTGTCCTAATTGCTGACTTTAGATCTTGATGAAATTCTTTCATTAAAATAAATCAACTTGTTCCCATGGCATTGTCGTATTACCAAAGTGCCCATAGTTAGTAGTGTCAGATAACTTAATATTAAATAATTCAAATTTGTCTATGATGCCTTTTGGTGTTAAATCAACATGTTGTTTTAGCTCTTCTGCTAAGTCTGATCTTACTTCTCCATCAGCATAAACATAAACACTGGTTGGCTCTTTGACGCCAATAGCATAACTTAGTTGTACAGTACAGTTGTCTGCTTTGCCCGATGCTACAATATTCTTTGCCAAGTAACGTGCCATGTAAGCCGCACTTCTGTCTACCTTAGTACAGTCCTTACCTGAAAAAGCACCGCCACCATGTGGAGCATAGCCGCCATAAGTATCAACAATAATTTTACGTCCAGTAAGTCCAGTATCGCCATCTGGTCCTCCTATTACAAATTTACCTGTTGGATTAATTAGATATTCTGTGTTGCTATCAATCGGCGCATTTGCTTCTTCTAATGATGCTATTACCAATTGTTTAATCTTGTTTCTTGTTTCATCTAATGAAAATTCTTCTGTGTGCTGACTGCTACACACTACCCTACTGACTCTAACTGGATGATTAACTTCGTCATATTCCATTGTTACCTGTGCTTTACTATCCGGACCAATCCAGTTAGCACCACCGCGTCTTTCTTTGGCTACATGTTGTAGTATTTTATGACTATAGTAAATAGCACTTGGCATATAATCTGCTGTTTCTTTACAAGCATAACCAAACATAAGTCCTTGGTCGCCTGCTCCAAAGTCATCTGTGCCCAACGCAATGTCGGCTGATTGACCGTGTAACTCATTATAAATTTTTAACTTATCCCAATGGAATCCGTCTTGTTCGTAACCAATTTCTCTAACAGTACCTCTAACGATTTCTTCAATATGGCTTTTGCTAATTGCTACAGAACTTTTATATTCGCCTGCTACAGTAACTAAGTTTGTTGTAACTAATGTTTCTACTGCGGCTCTGTGATTTGTATTGCCTGCTATAATGTAGTCAGCAATTCTATCAGATATTTGATCTGCTATTTTATCTGGGTGTCCTTCTGACACACTTTCACTTGTAAATTCATACATTCTATTCTCCTGTGTTTAAGCCTAAGCCTTGTCTAATTAGGTCATCTTCTTTTACAAAGATACCATCTACCATTCTTCCTTTTCTGTCTTTGATGTCGTCATACGCAACTTGCAAACATTCTTCTATGCTTATATTGTTACGTTTCATTATGTTAATCATAACAACTAACATATCACCAAGGTCGTCTCTGATGTCGCGACCTTTACAAACATTATCAGACAGTTCGCCCATCTCTTGAATAAGTTTCATTACCTGATCTTTGTCTGTGGCACCATCAATTAAGTTTCTATCGATGTGCCATTGTTCTACTAGTTTAACTAATGTATCCATTATAGTTTTCCTTCTTTTCTCATTTGTTCACGTATTTTAGTAGCACTAATGTCATGTGTAGCATCATCAAACACTTCTTGTTCAATCTTATACCCCACACCTCTACCATATGTAATATTTAAAATATTTGGTACAACTTCAATTTTAACTTTGCCAGCAAATTTGCATAAACTCTGTTGTAAGTTTTCTATAACTTCGTATGCTGGATAAGGATTAGAGTCGTCTGTTGGCATATCTCTAACCATTAATACTACTTGTTCATGTTTTGCCATTGCTCTATCAAATAGTGCTTGGTGTCCTGGATGCCATGGTTGAAATCTGCCTAGCATCTGTGTTGTAGGTGCTTGGTTATCCCAAATAAATCTTTGCCCAATTTCATAAGCAATAATTTTAGCATCTATATCACCACGTTGTTCATGAACAAAATAATCTGCTACTGGTGGTCTTTCGAACACTTTGTTTGTGTCCTCAAATCTGCCTTCTTTTATAGTGTCTACAAATATTTCATAGTCAGCAAAGAATTTGTTTCTAGCACTTTCAAATGGTGCTACAAAGTCTGCTATAGCAACTTTACCTTCTAGTTCGGCATTGATACATAAATCAATCATTCGTTGATTTTGTCTAAGTCTGCCTTCGTCTGAAAAGTCCCAATCGTCTGCTTCTTCTCTTACTTTATCTGCGTTGAACCAGGCTACTTTATCGCCAAAGCATTCAACTAATAGTTCTGCTAAATATGTTTTACCACTCCCTGGTAATCCAAATATTAATACTCTCATTTATTCTCCATTTCCTTAGTATATTCAACATTCTCATCAAACTCGTCCCAAGTCTCCTTGTCAAGTGTGTTGTAGTCATGATGTGCATCATGCCACTTTGTATTTAACCAACCAACGTCGGCGTAATAGCCTTTCCCGGAGGTGTCGTTATAATCATAATCTGTATCAAGTTCTTCCTTGTCGTAGTATACTCTATCAACTAGTTCTGCTACGTTTGTTTCAACAACACCGTATGCTAATCTCTGTATATCAAATGGTTCGTCAGTATCTAGATACCAACAACCAAATGTGCCTTTCTCTGAACTATGGAATGCTAATACTGGAATATAACGATTACCGTTTTCGTCTGGTTCTCTTGACATTTCTTCTTTACCAAAGATGCCGCCTTCTCTACCATATACAATGCCGCCTTCGCCATTGAATACTTCCTTTTCGTAATCCATATCATCTGATTTATCTACTGGTACTTCATAAACAAAAAATCCCCCATCGGAGTAAGGACCGTTTAAATGTTCGACGTCGTCACATTCCCACATGTAGTAATCTTCTTTTGGTAAAGGAACTTGTTCTGGATCTGGGTGTTCTTCTGATTCGTCTACTTCTTCATAATCCTCGTCATCTATAGAAGTTAAGAACTCAACAAGTTCGTCCTCGTCAAATGTCTGTGCCTTTACAGCAAAATCATTAGTTACTTCCCCGACGACTACTTCGCCACCATATCTGCCGCCTTCTATTCTATATCTATACTTTGCCATATTATCTCCTTAAAACACATCGCCTAGATGAAGCGGGTCTGGTATCTTGTTTGCTTCTTTTACAAACAGTACGCTCTTAGGCACTCTTCTATTCTCAATAGGTGTAACTAATAAATGCCCATGCTTTAGTTTTGGAAAGAACCATTTAACTTCTTGATAAATGTTTGTAATAAATACTTCTTCAATTTTTGGTATCTTATTGTCCATTGGGTTAAACACAGGAGTTTTAAATCCTCTGTTGTTAAGACTTGTAAGCGGAACTATTTCAACATCTGAGTGGCAGTCGTCATCGCATATTGCTATGCTCCAGTCCATGGGCATTTGAATTTCATTGCCACCTATATTCAGAACCATTGCTGGCGAATAAAAACTTTCTAAGAACACCAAGGGGTGCCAATAGTAATCCATCCATTCTGGATCATTTACATCCAGTACGCAATATCTTAAATCATCAATTTCATCTGGTACACTATCCAAATTGTATACACTATTTTCTACCGTCAATATATTCATAAGTACTCCACTTTTGTGATTTTATAAGGGTATTGAGCGTCCTTATAAAACTTTTTTCTTTCCGTTAAATGTTTTTTACTATATTTTAATGTGCTAGTAATGTCATACACATTTACAAAATCCTTGTCTTTGGCTTTACGAATACCTCTACCAATACTTTGTATTACTCTAACAAAACTTTTTCCTGGTTCTACTAAAACTAAGTTAAATATTCTTGGTATATTAATACCAACTGACGCTACACCGTATGTTGCGACAATAACTTTACCTTCAGCACTACTAATTTCGTCATAATTTTCTTTTCTTTCTGATGCTTTCATTTGTCCTGATATAAACACCCAGTCTGGGTTTTGTTCAACTAACAGTTTTCCTGTAGCAATCCTATCAACGAGTATCAATGTGTTACCTGATTCTTTTACACCGTTGACCATATCGCTCATAAATTGTATTCTTTCTGGATTAGTTGTAATCCATTTTAACTCTTGGGCATAATTACTAAAGCCTACATGCGTGTCGACTAGTTGTAAAACGTTTACCTCAAGGTTAGCAAGTACGCCTCTTTCTTGTAATTCTTTAGCACTTAATTGTCCTACTATAGGACCAATTGTACTTGTACATGCTACTTTCTCATGCTCGTCTTTGGGTATAGTTCCTGTTAGTCCCCAACGTACAGGCACATTAGAAAATACACTACTTAATAATTGTTTAAGTACATCTGCTTTTGCTTTGTGTACTTCGTCTACCATAATACATACAACACCTTCAATAAACTGATCAATATCAAAGTTTACTGCTTCTTTGGCTTTAGACTTTTTGTGTAGTATTTCTAAACTTTGCCAAGTACAAATTGTGTGTGTTTTACTGTAATCTTTTCTGTCACCGTAGAAAACACCAACGTCTAGTCCTAAATGCTTGTAGTCCGCTTCTGTTTGCGTTACAAGGTCCTTATTAGGCACTATCACTATTGTTCTACCATACTTTTCACACTGGTGACTTAGTGCGGCAGTTACTAATGTTTTACCAGCACCTGTGGCAATTTCTTGTAAGCATTGCGGTGTTTCTAAAAACTTGTTAATTATCTCTACTTGATAATCACGGAGTATAATTGGTAACCCTTCTGCCGGATGCCCTTTAGGCCAACTGTGATCTTCGTAAGCATCTTGCTCTATCTTATCAAACGTTAAATCCCAATGCTGTCTCTTGTCATCAACTACTACATCATACCCTAAGTTTGCTACAACAGGCAATAACTGATCTAATAAGTTTAGATAACTTCTTCCACCAATGTCGCAATACCTCACCATGCCGTCCCATCTGCCTAACTTGTATGCTGGCATGTGATATGCGTATGGAAGAAAATATTTACATGTATCTGACAATTTACGTCTGGTGGCTACATCTAAGTCATGAAACTTGATGTTTACTTCATCTCGTATTTCTAGGCGTGTAGTTCTTGTCATATTATTTATTATACATTAAAAATACATTTTGTCAATGAATTTTAACATATATTTTTATTCACTTGTTGTAATGGTTTTTAGTATCGCAACACTTCTTTCGTGTGCGGGTTTATTATATATGCTACCGTACGAAATACTTGTACCTGTTTCGCTTGATGCTGGCAAGAATGGTGATAGTTCATCTGATACTGCTATAGGACCAAATCCAATTATATCTACACCTATATTGTTTAATTTATTACTGTCAATTACTTCGTTGTAAGTACATTGCTTATATACATACGCATTAATATTGTGAAGTGTGTCAACTATCTCTTGTGTAACAGTTACGCCTTCTGGAATAATTATACCGGCAATAAACTCACTGGACTGTTCGCAATGATCTTTTATACTGCTTAAATTAAGGATATTGTTCTTACAATCAACTGGCAACGAGACTGTATTAGTTTGCTCTAATGCTCTAATTGTATCTATGTCGCAGTTATTAGCAGTTATTAAACAATCTTTAAAGTATTGCATTTGATGTAAATGCGACTCTCTCATTACTAATATGCCGCTTAATTTATCTGTATACGAATCGTATGATTGGCAATCTACATTAGCATAGTTTGACTTAGTTAAGTAATCTTGTAGTAAAGGTTTGTATTCTGTTTGGTTAACAAAGGTATCGAATGTACATGGTATTGTCTCGGAATAGGTTTTGAGCTTGTCAATAATAATCCATTTCTCTGTAACGGTTATTGTGATTGTAGGATTTTTAACACTTTGATCATCTGTAATAATATACGGAAACCATTTAAAAAATGTATTAAAGATTTTGTATGCTGTAGTGTCTAAACTGACTTTTACAATATCATCATCATTGAGGTTATCTGAAAATGGTTTAAATGCTTTTATTAACTCTTGAATTGAGTCTACAGAGAGATGTCTTCCATTCCTGCTGTTCTCAATTTCACTATGTGCCCTATTTGCCATTGTTTAGTGTCCAATCCTTTCATTATGCCTAGATACTGATTTCTTAACAAACTAAATTGATTAGCAAGTGATGTAAGATTTACTACACCATCGTCACCATCGACATATTTGTCAGCATCTCTGCTAGTTAATGTTCTGTTATAACTTTCTAAGAAGTTTCTAAAAACTTTACTGCGAGTTTGTCTTAATTGAATATGAATATGCTCTAGTATTGCTTCTATTTCTTGTAATTGGTTAAAACGATGTTCTGTTACACCGGGCAACATCGCACTATTACGTTCGACGTTACCCTTAATGAAACATTCTTTTTTGGCGTCTAGTAATTCACCTTCATAAAAATCTATACAATCAATTATATTGCTTAAATTATCTGAAACTTTATTATACCATCCGGCCATGACTAATCCCAGCCCTCGTCGTCGTCTTCGTCGTCACTTTCTTCAATTTCGTAGTACTCTTCGATTGCCTGCTTTAACGCACCGTCGCAATCATTAATACCAACTTTATCGTAATCCAGTAAACCGTTTTCGTCAAACACTCTGACCAAAGAGGCACAGGCGTCTGATTTATCTTTAGGATTTACACAGGGTTTTACTGCTTCCCATGTTTCAATTATAAGACTCATATCTATCATTCTACGTTCTCCTCGTATACTGATGGGTCATCTAATTCTGTTTCGTCAATATCGTCTTCAATATCTACAGGCACAATTTTAGGATTCTGATCCCATTCGTCTATAATTACCTGAAGTTTCTCAGATGACCAACCTTTTCTGAACTCTTTAATTTCTTCGCCAGTTACAGGTGATACATATAATAACTTGTTGCCTACCTTTTCAATGATGCCTTTTTGTTCAAGCATTTCTACCATACCACTGTATGGGTCCATACCTGTTTCATAAGGAATCTTAATCTGTACGCCTTCAAACGGTTTGCTGTAACGAGATTTCATTACTTTACATGCCGCTCTAATACCTTGTACAGTTGACACTTTATTACCGTCTAAATCTTCTTTTAGTTTTAGTTTCTTGATAGCAACTACAATACTACTTGCGTACACAAAGCCTTGTCCGCCACTGATCTTATCATCTGGGTCAAACATATCTTGCGATGCGTATGTATGGTTAGTACAAACAAGTCCAATCGGATATGGTGCTAATTGGTTTACAGTATTTCTAACTAAGGCTGTTAATGCCTTGGGCTTTCTACCCATATCACCTTTCATGTCGCCTTTTTCAAATTGTGCTACGTCAGTTGGTGTTAACAACATTCCTAAACTATCTACTACAAATAGTAACTTAGGCATTTCGTCATATTCTAAATCACCATAGTTAGACTTGTAGTCTTTCATAAATTCTGAAATAGACTTTGCTACATCGTCAATCATCGATACACTAATTTTTAATAGTTTAGATGGATCTGTATCAACGTTTAGTGCTTTTAGCCAATCTTCGTCTAGTGCGTTTTCAGAGTCAAATAATACTACTTGACATCCTTTCTCTTGTGCACTTCTTACTAAGTTTCCAGAACAGATAAAACTTTTACCTGAACCTGACTCTCCTGCGAACACACTCACCTTACCAAGTGGTATGCCTTTGTTAAAATCACCACTGATCAAATAATTGAGTGTGTGGTTGCCTGTGCTGATCCAATCGACTGGATCGTGAAAACCGGCACTTATACCACTAATACTCTTAGTGATGCCAGTTCTAAATTTGCTTAAATCATATGGTTTTTGCATTTTTTTCTCCGTATATATTTCTTTCTGTTAATTCCTGCTTTATTTTTTCTGCCCAATGTCGGTGACCTGCTTCATTGGCATGGCCTCCATTTATTTGAACATCATCAAATCCTGTGTTAAAAACATAAGACCAATAGTCCATGTTTTCTCCTCTTAAGTAATTCGTACATTCTGTTGCTGTATATAATGCTTTATCTGTTTTATGATCACCGTTCCATTCTAGGACATCACCTGACTCTGTTTCAGCCTGGTTAATGTGGTTATTCATTACATCAAACATTATGTATGGAATGTTTTTATTTTCTAAAAGATTCATTGCGTATAGTACTGAACGATATTTCTGTGCTAGTAAATCGTCTGCTGTAGTAATTGGTAAAAAGTTCTTCCATTGATTGTATGCCGCTGGAATATCTTTCCAAACAGGATTAAGCCATGAATTAACGTTTGCGTATTCGTAATCGCCATTGTCATCTAATCCACTACAATATTCAAACCTACCAATAACTGTCCAACCTATTACAACTAAATCTGGTTTCTCATTAGTTGCAAAGTATTCTATTAATGATCTTTCTATTCGCATGTTACTACCACCGGATACTGCTAAGTTTATAACTTTGTCGAAACCAAGTTTGTCACCTAACTTTTGGGGATAGGCCAGTTCGGAGTTAGCAGGAT